ACGCAAGTGTCAGGGTGTATAAGGCTCTGGGTGATTTGCGGGGGAAAAAGGGCCGTTGCGCCTAAAATTCGTGTCAGCAGGAAAAACTTGAAGGAAATCAAATGGATGACTTATCTGAGAAGCCCTGCCGCTGTGGTGACACAATGGGTGAGGTCATAGGGTTTAACCACCGTCAAACAGATGACACCTACCAGATGTACAGGGTGGGCTGGTACTGCCCAGAGTGTCAGAACTTTGACAAGGCCATTCTTCGGGAAAGAGTAATTGATACAAACTGATGTAAATTAGTAAACTTAGACTGTTGACGCCGATATGTGGTTCAGGCACTATCATCACAACAACAGGAGACTGACATGAAAGAATTAACCCTTATAGCTGCTTTAATCATTACCATTGTTGGCATGAGCTTCGCTGGCAAGTTTGACCGTGAAGAGGCAGAACGCGCCTCTGCTGAGTACACAGAGATGGTGTGCCTGTTTAAAGAAACCAGTGGCGAGTTCGGCTGGCCTGACTTCCAAAACCTTAAAATTACTTGTGGAGAGTAACATGAGCTTAATTGACGCGATTGACGCTAACCTTGATAACTTGGTTGACCCAAAGAACCGCTGTGTAGAAGCAACTGACGCAGCCGCTGATGAGCTGGTGATTGCTTGGACTGAAGAAAGCCCCCACGACCTGCAAGAGTTTATGTTTAATGAAAGCCCTGCTACTGTCTGGGAATCCTTCCATGTAGACATGGCTAAAGCATTTGCTGGCAAGATGAGCCACGATGACTTCTTTATCAAGTATTCGCATTACTTTGACATAGCCAAGCGCGACATTATGGAGGACTTAGATTCTAAGATATGGAATCGCTACACAGACCTGCACGATGTCCCTGTGTTGGATATGTATGATTATAACGGTGTCCGTAGGGAGGACTTCTAATGTTTAGTTTAGCTCGTAACGGTGAAAGATTTGGCTACTGCGCCAAGGATAAGGCAGGCATAGAGAAGTACCGTGGATGGTACATAGACGATCATGTGGTAGCTGAGGCTGCGATAATCCAGCAGCGTCTCTGGGAAAAGTCCAAAAGTTCCATCCTTCAGTCAGACGCAGAGCAGGTGGCTCGTGACACGCTTGAAGAGCAAATCACCATCGTGGAGGTCTAATGGCTAAGGTACGAAACATCAAACGCTGCGAAGGCTGTCCCAAGTGGATACGCTCCACTAAAGAAATTGTCTTTTGTGAAGAATGCACACGGCTCAATGAAATAATGAATTCTTTGTGGAAGACTCCTGACATGGAAGGCGTTGAGTCATGTTAAGACCACATCAAGAAGTAGCGGTAGAGGCTCTGAGGCAGTCTCTACGCAAAGGCAAGATGCGACCCCTGTTGGCAGCACCTTGTAGTATGGGTAAGACGATGATTGCAGCCCATATTATGATGAACGCAGCAGAAAAGGGGATTAGGTCTGTGTTCTTCTGTGACAGGGTTAAACTCGTCTCTCAGACCACGGACACGTTTGACCGTTTAGGAGCTTCATACAGCGTCTTACAGGGCGATGACCCAAGGTACGACCCTAGCAAGCTAATTCAGATAGCGTCCATCCAGACGGCTGTACGGAGGAATCACCTGCCTTTTGGTCTAGCGATAGTGGATGAGTGCCACACCATGTACAAAGGTCTGGTAGAGGGATTCATGAAACGCTATAACGCAGTACCCTTCATCGGACTTAGCGCCACGCCATTCAGTAAATCGCTCGGCCTGCATTGGGACGATCTTATAGTCACCACGACGACGAGACAGCTATTGGATCAAGGCTGGCTTTGTCCTACTGATTATTACGTTGGGAAGTCTATAGACCGTAAAGGCATAAAGACCAAAGCCCTATCAACTGGTGGCTCTGACTATGACCCAGAAGCATTGGGCAAGGCCATGATGGATGATGAGACTTTTAACGGTGACATAGTAGAGAATTACCGCAAGCACTCTAATGACCTACAGAGAAAGGCCATAGCCTTTAGCCCTTCGGTTGCACACTCCAAGTCAATGGTAGAAAAATTTAACGCTGCTGGCATCCCTGCATTGCACATAGATGGGTACATGGGCGATGAGGAACGGAAGTACATCTACGACGACCATAGATCGGGCAGGTGCAAGGTGTTGTGTTGCAGTCGTCTTCTCGGTGTAGGATATGACGATCCTTCAGTAGAGATATTGATAGACTGCTTCCCAACCAAAAGCCCGATAGCGTTTGTTCAACGCGCAGGGCGAATCTGGCGCATCGCAGAGGGTAAGGAAAAATCAACGTATCTTGACCACGCATCAAACCTAAAGACGTTTGGCTTCCCAGAGGATATTGTCCCTTCCAAGCTAGACGATGGCACTCAAAGATTCAATGAGCGTAAGCAGCTCAAGAAGGAAGAAAAAGAAAAGATAACCAGAGACTGCCCAGTGTGTAGCGCAGCCTTCCAAGGTAGAAAATGCGCTTGTGGGTACTGTATTTCATCCAACGAGCCTGTGTTCAAGGACGATGGCACAATGCTCAAGAAGGCAGGCAAAGACTTTAAGGTAGAAGATAAGTCGGCATGGATGGGGCAGTTTGTCCAATACGCTAAGGACAAGGGCTACGCTGAAGGCTGGGCGAGTCACAAGTACAAAGAGAAGTTCGGGGTCTGGCCTAAAGGCGTGGATAGAACCCCAAAGCAGGTAACTAATGAAGTGCGAGGATTTATCACTCACACCAACATCAAAAGGAGAATGGCAAATGATAGACCTAGAACGTATTCTTGGTAGTTTAGATAAAGTAAGGAAGTCAGGTAAGAACTATGTAGCTTGCTGTCCGGTACATGGGGACAACAACCCTTCAATGTCCATAAAGGAAACAGAGGATAAAATTCTTATGTTCTGCCACGCTTGTGGTGCTAGAGGCCCAGAGATAGTACAAGCCCTTGGGATGAAGCCAGAAGTACTGTTTGATAAGCCATTTAAGACTGAATACGACCGTCACTGGCTGTTAAACAAGAAAGCCGATTGGGATGAAACCATGCTGATGATGGCGCATGAAACACTATCTCAAGGCAAAACAATAAGTTATAATGACTACAAGGAAATAAAGCAGTCATTGGCTCGTCGTGAGCAACGCAGGAAGCTAAGACTGCCGATACTATTTAACATGGACATTGCATTATGAGAGATAACTCTTGGCTTAGTGAGATAATCCAAAAGCAAACAGAAGAGTTCTTGGCTAAGGGCGGGAAGATCAAAGTCGTTCCTCCTCAGTCCTTCTCTACAAAAAGCGTAGCCCTCCGTGATGAGACCTTCGCTCGGTACGCCTCCAAGAAGAATAAGTCATGAGGCCGCTATATGAGAATGACGAGACCAAAGCAAAAGAGCAAGCGTTAGGGGACATTGTTGCGCGCGCATGGAAAATCAAGCTACAAAAGGTTTCAATTAAGTATCACGTTGATTGTCTGGCGATGCGTAAAGATATAGCTGTTGCTTGGGTTGAGCTAAGATGCAGAAACAATGATATGTTACAATACCCTACGTTTATGATTTCTTTAGCCAAAGTGCAGGGCGCTAAGCGACTAGAGGAAGATACAGGGCTTCCAGTATTTCTCGTGGTAGAGTGGAATGATGCAATACGTTACACAAACTTAGTGCATTGTGATTTTACACTGGGATTTGGTGGAAGAAATGACATGAGGGATTGGCAGGATCAAGAGCCAGTTTGCCATATACCGCTAGAAGAATTTCAGGTGATTTTACGATGAACCCAAACGGACGGCCTTCAAGAGTCTTCACTGAAGCTGAGATACAAGAGACAAAGGAACTTGCTGACGTATTATCTCAAAAGCAGTTAGCCGACTATTTGGGCTGTACTCCTGAGACTCTACGCTCAGCTTTTAAGCGCCAGCCCGAACTTGCTGAAGCATACCGCAAAGGCAAGGCTCTTGGGATAACCAAGATAGCCAAGTCACTGGCTGCGAAGGCTTTAGATGGAGACATCAACGCTGCTAAGTTCTATCTCTCGCACCAAGCAGGATGGACAGAGACTAAGCGTACAGAGCTTACTGGCAGGGACGGTGACCCCATTGAGATAGACAACCATTGGACTATTGAGGTGGTGGAATGAGTACAGGCCCGTGGGAAGGTGGCAAAGGCTCAAGGCCACGCAAGTACAAGGTTCAGACCTATTTAGACAACTACGAAAGGATATTCGGAAATGCCAGCAAGCAAGAAGAAGGGCAAGAAGGGGATAAGCGAAAACATCAAGATAGAGATGGCAGCGGGGAAGCCCCAAAAGCAAGCGATAGCCATAGCTATGTCAAAGGCGAAGCGTAAGAAAGCGACCTACGAATAAATGCCTAAGATGCAAATCCCCAAGAAGCTCAGGCGGTTCATAGACACGCCTAAACGCTTCAAGATTGCCATAGGTGGGCGAGGCTCAGGCAAGTCAATGAGCTTTGCTGATATGTGCCTGATGGACGCACAGACCAAGGGGATTAAGACTGCCTGCTTCCGTGAGTTTCAGAACTCAATAGATGACTCGGTTCATGCCCTGTTGAAGTCAGAGATAGACAGACTAAACCTCCAAGGGTATGAGATACAAAACAACCAAATCCTCCTGAATAACGAGCCAGCGTTTAAGTTCCGTGGCCTAGCCAGAAACCCAGAGGGAGTGAAGTCAATGCACGGCTTCCAGCGGTTCTGGGTGGAAGAAGCCCAGACCATCTCCTTCAACTCCCTCAAAGCCTTAACGCCTACTCTCCGTGAGGAAGGCTCAGAGATATGGTTCAGCGCCAATCCACGATCAAGTGTGGATGCCTTTAGCCAGCGGTTCATCAAGCCCTATGAGAAGCAGCTAAGACGAGATGGCTTCTACGAAGATGACCTGCACCTGATAGTGGTCATCAACATCACAGACAATCCCTTAGCGCCTGATGTCCTTAAGCAAGAGATGGAACACGACCGAGAGTTAATGTCTCCTGCTCTGTTCCAACACATCTGGGAAGGTGAATACTACGACTCTGTTGAAGATAACATCATTCCTACCGAGTGGTATGACGCAGCCATAGATGCACACATCAAGCTAGGCTTTGAGCCGTCTGGTGCGTTGATAGCCTCACACGACCCCTCAGACGAGGGCGGGGACTCAAAAGGCTTTTGCTCGCGTAAAGGCTCGGTTGTCTTGGATGTGTGTGAAAAGGTAACAGGCGACTCAGGTGAGGGGATGGATTGGGCCTTGCAGAAGGCTAGGCAGGCACAAGCAGATTGGTTCGTGTGGGACTGTGACGGTCTAGGAATCTCTCTCAAGCGTCAGGTAGACCAAGAGCTAGAGTCTACTGCGATGCAGAAGCACCAGTTCCGTGGCTCAGAGACTCCTGATGATGCCAACGTCCCCTACTCTGGCTCAGACTCCAAGACCAACAAGGACACGTTCTTCAACAAGAGGGCGCAGTACTGGTGGAAGCTCAGGGATAGGTTCGAGGCTACCTACCGAGCTGTGGTCAAAGGGGAGTATGTAAACCCTGATGATATAATCTCATTGTCCTCAGAGATTGAGGTGCTAGATCAGCTAAGAAGTGAAGTGTGCAGAATACCGCAAAAACGATCAAATAATGGTAAAATCCAGATTATGTCGAAGATAGACATGGCGAAGAAGCCGTATGAGCTGCCATCTCCTAACATGGGTGATGCGCTTATGATGTCAATGTTTTCACCAAAGGCAGTGCAGAAAGCGGCTGTCAAAATCAATTTTAAAGGCTGGGGCTAATGGCTACCTACGAAAACGGATACGAAGAGAAGGAAGAATCTGCTCAGATGACTGAGGATGATCTGTCCTACAAAGACAAGTACGAAGACCACCAGAGTGTGTTGAATCTTCTATC